TTGATCCGCTCGCTCAGCTCGCGGAGCTGCGGAATGGTGGCGGCGACTTCCTCGTCGACCATGTCGGCGTACTGTTTGCGCTGCTCCTTGCGCTCCTGCTCGCGGCGCTTCTTCTCTTTCTCGGCCTTGAAAGCCTCGAATTCCTGACGCTCTTCGGCTGTCATTTCCACTTTTTCTGTCATATCTCTTGTTTTTAAGGGTTGTTATTCGTTTTCTTTGCAGGGCACTTCCTCTATCTCGTACCATTCGACATCCTGGTTCTCGAGTCCGAAGAACTCTATCACCTTTTCGCGGTCTTTGTAGCCGATGTCTTCGGGGGTGAGGATCTGCCCGGTGGTGCGTTCCTTGAGTTTGATTTTCCAATGGCGCTTTTTCATGTTTTTATTATGCTTGACCCATGCTCATGGGAATTATTATTACTTGCTGCCGGGATTGCTGAGTCTTTGGCGGCTCCGGCATTTCCACCGGCTGCCGGCGTATGCCGCCTTTGCGCTCGATACTCTTGAGCTTCCGTCGCAGTTCCCGGTGTTCCTCGGCGGTGATATAGTAGAAATCCTTGCCGATTATCCGGGCATCACGGCACAGCAGATTGACGCGCCCCCAGTCGGTTGTATCAACTCCCATCTGCTGCATGAGTTTGAGAGTCTTGCTGCGCTCCCTGCGGAGCTCGTCCTGCCCGCAGACCTTGCGCTTGATATCCTCGCAGCAGCGGTCGTACTCTTCCCGCGTCATCTCGCGGAGGCTGTCGGTGCGCCCTCCGGTGTACTGGTGTACCAGATTCTTTTTCATATCATCGCGGTCGGTGTAAAAATCAAGAGCCTTGATTGCCGCATAGAACCGGGCGAAGTTTGTTACTTCCTGTTTCATATTATACGCATGTTTTATTAGCTAAATCGATCATGACACCAGTATGGTATCTTTCAAGCCACATAAGAGCTTCATCAATTTTGGTTTTTACCATCGCTGTATCCCTTGTTGTCTCGGTTACAGCCACTACTTCAAGGTAATGAAGTGCAGCATTGAGCGAAGTTCTTGTCTTGCCGCATAACTCATCAAGAACCTGAAGTTGGACTTTATCTTTGTCTTTAGCCATTGTTCTTTTTTCTGTTTAGTTCACTTAATCGGTTTCTCTCCTTGAGGACTACCGTCCAGTTGCAGTAATTGCAGCACCGACCGTCCTCTTTGATTGGCCACGGATCGTTGCCGTATTCCGCGACCTCTTTGCCGCAGATGCAGCAGGTAAATTTTGTCTCACTCATAATCGTTTATTTTATATTCGGTTTCCAGTCTATCGTCACCATTGCAGCCACCTCGCCGGTGCTGGCACAGTCCGGGCATGGCTGAAAATCCGGTCCTTCGGAAGTGTCTATACCAAATCCTCCCCTGCCGTTGCAATAAGGACATGTCATCGGGGCGGTCATAAACGCCTCCTTGTGTATCCGGCTGTCCGGCTCGATGATTATCATTGTTCGTTTCTTACTCATAGTTATCCGGGATTGTTGGTCGTTTTCAATATTCCTTCCGTCCATACCGGGTAATATACACCCGGTGCCGGGATAAAGCGGCCCTGGCAGTAGGCCTTATAGCCGCTGACCCTGACCTTCACCCCCGCGAAGAACTTAAGTCTGACGGCGGCCTTGCCCATCGGCTGCCCCTTGTGCTCCTGGCTGATGAAGATGAAGCATTTCCGGGGGAAGCTCTTTATCAGGGACTCGGTCTCGGGGTACTCCCACCCCGCGGCCTGGAAGCTGTCGATGATGACGAACCTCGGGCTTTTCTTGCATCTGAGCCGCGCCGTCAGTTCCTCAATGGTGTCGGAGGTGGCGATGCGGAACCGCCCCTGCACCTCGTTCATCTTGAACCTGGCGATGCGTTTCTGGAAGGACTGCCCCACTCCTTCCTCGTAGCTCATGAACAGGACGGTGCCGTACTCGGTGAGCTTCCGCGCGAGCTGCATCACGAAGCTGCTCTTGCCGGAGCCTGACTGCCCGTGGATGAGCCATGTCTCGTTGACGGTGGGCAGCCCGAAGGCCTCGGCCCACTCGCCGTCCCACGGCAGGGTCCTGTAGGTCTTGGCAAGCACCTCTCTGGGGCTGAACGCTCTCTTCGGCATAGTCACTGTCTTTTAAGTTTTTCGATTTCGGTATATACGCGACGCAGCCCGCCTCCGGTCTTGCGCACTATCTGCGCTATGTCGGCGCCATCGGGGGCGTTGACCTTCGCCACGATCCGGGCTTGTTCGAACAGGAAGGCACGGCGGTCTTCGCCATTGTCAGGCGTGACCTTGCTGAAGCGGTCGCCGTAGCGGCTCAGCATCTCGGTATAGCCGACCTTCCTGCACTCTATCGAGCGGTTGATCTTCTCCTTGAGCCCGTCAGCACCCATCATATACCACGCACAGCAGCGCTCGGTCGCGTTCCATAGGGCTTTCAACTCAAGGAAGGCTTCGTACTGAAGGTCGCCGGCCTCATCGAGTATTATAAGAGGTTGCTCGATAGAGCGCAGGTAAAACACAAGGTCGCCGTAGACATCACTGTACCGACCTTTGCTGTCGACACCAAATTCGGCTGCAATCTTACGAATGAGCTTCAGCTTGGTCTTGACCTGCGAGCAGTCGATATAGACGGCGTTGCGGTGGCTCTGCACGTAGAGCCGGGCGGTGAAGGTCTTCCCTATGTTCGGCTCGTCGCAGAGTATGCCGCTGACACCGGACTGCTGGCAGAACTCCAATTGCGCGGTGACGTACTGGAACACCGGGGTCTTGGCGGCCTTCCACTCTATCTCGTCGCGGAGGCTCACGCCGAGCTTGCGGGCGATGCTTATCCAGTTGGCGTCGCTCAGCACCCGGTCGGTCTGGCCGTTCTTGACGGCGCTGTAGGCCGAGGTGGTGATGCCCAGCGAGGCGGCGTGCTTGGAGTCGCTCGGGTAGTTCCGCCGGGCCACCGTGATCGCGGCGGTGATTTTCTGTCTGATTTCTGTTGTAATCATATTCTAATGCTTTTTGAATTTCGTTTTAACGTTGTTCTACTGGTCTCTGAATCCGGCGGCCGCCCAATCTATCCCGGCGAACACTCCGTCCGCGGTGTCGGCTGCCGCCGAAGGTATTACCACGGCCTCCGCCGGGATTTCCGGCACCGGAGCGCGCATCTTTTTTGCTATCCCGATTTTGGGCACGTCGTTGTCCTCGACATACTTCTTGTACTCCGACACCATCTTGCACTGCTCGGTGTATCTGGCGCGGTCCTCGTCTGTCTGCTCGGCATAGACGCGGTTGTAGGTCTCTATCCGGCTCACCTTGTCGATGAAGTACGCGCCCTGGTAGATGTAGACGTCCGTCGGCTTCCCCTCCTCGTCGGGCAGGTAGTATGCCGTGACCTTGAGGTCGTTGGGAGCGAGGCGCTCGAGCACGCTCGGATGGCTCAGCCTCCAGTCCTCGCCGCACACCCTGACTGTCGAGTTGCGCCTGACGCTCGTCGGCACACTCTCGCCGATATAGCGGCTCAGCGAGGCCCTGTCGAGAGGACGCAAGGTCGGGTTTATCCTCGACACGAGCACGTCCCACCGGGTCATTCCCTTGAACCTCTTCTGGTCGGGATGGAGGGTGTTGTTCCATTCCGCTATGTCGGCGCGGTCGTCGGCGACAAGCTCCTCGAAGGTGTAGTAATGTCTGTCGCGGTATGTGTCATTGCTCTCGTCGCTGACCTTCTGTCGGTCGATGCGGTTCTTCCCCTTGCCGTAGAAGCGGCCCTGCCCCGTGTGGTTCTTGTGGGCTATCGAGCGCTGGAAGGCGCCGTTGAGCGGCTCCGCGTATTTTTCCTGCGAGTTAAGCGGGGCGCAGAAGTGGACGCAGTCGAACATCTCCCCGGCTTTCAGGAAGCCGTCGCGGTACTTGCCCATCAGGAGGTTCTCCACCTCGATGCCGGCGGGCATACCCCAGCCGTGCCTCGTTATGAGCCGGAACATGTCGCGGAAGCATTCGACGACGAGGGCGTCGTCCTTCTCGCGCCCGTAGGCCGCGCCTATCCTGCACTGGCTCACCACGTCGTAGGCGTAGTAGGCGTGGACCCTCTTGTTCCCCTTCATGCGGCGCTTGAGGTCGACGTCGTCCATCGTTATCTGCGACAGCGAGAAGTTCCCGTTGTGGCGGTGCATGTGCGGCATCTGCTCGTGGTAGAAGTCGCTGCCGCTGCGGTGGTGCCTCTCGATGATGATCTTGTTCTTGCGCCGGTTGAGGTAGTTCGCTATGGTCGCGTCGCTCGGTATCCAAGGCTCCTCCCCCTTCTTTGCGAAGGTCTCGGGGTCGTAGAGCTCGCCGGTGTCGTAGTCCCACACCTCCAGCTCGCCCGTGAGGAACATGATGTACATCTCCCTGACCGTGGTGTTGTAGGGCTGGTTCTCGAGACAGGCTATGCTCACTATCACGCGCTCCTCCCTCGCGGTCATTATCCGAGCAGACTGGTTGCCGAACTTGCCGCTGATCAGGGCGGCGTAGCCGTCCCGCCGGTATTCGGCCACCTTCTTGCGGAAGCGGAACATCGAGGTCGGCAGAGTGTGCCCGAACTGCTCGCGCAGGCTCTCGACGGCTTTGGCCATCTTCTCCCACTGGTAGGTGTTGCCCAGGACCCTCTGGAAATCGCTCGCCCGGCTGTGGAGACGGATGCAGCAGTTCAGGACGCTCGCGTTCACAACGCACTCCTCGACCCACTGCCGCCGCTTCTTTTCGTCCTTGAAGTCGACAAGGCATTTCTCCCGGTCGTTAAACCATACCACGGCCTTCTGGTCGCGCTCGTAGTTCTCACGGAACCACCCGGCGGCGAGTATCTCGTCCCCGCTGCCGAGCTTCTCATGGACGGCGTCCTTGTACCGTGTCGGCAGCGACTCAACCACCACAAGGGCATAATTGTCGGCGGAACCTCCTCCACGACGGGCGACCTCGACACGGCCTCGATTTGTCCAGTTGCGATAGTTCGACTCAGTGACAATGTTGTTGTCAATGAGCTCTCGCATCGATACGCATAATCTTCCGTCGTAGTATTCCATGATCTCGTTTGTCAGAGTGATTCTGCCATGCTCTTCAACTCGTTGATCTGTGACAGCGTGACGTGGTCGTATCTTGCCACTACATTACCCCTGGGGTCATAGACAGTGCCTTCGCCCGTCTGCTTGTCAAGGTAGATTTCGGCCCGGTTGGGATAGACCGCGTGCCAGCAGCTGTCGGAATCGAAAAAGAACTCCCCCTCCGGAATGACGTAATAGGTGCAGCCCATGTGGTGCCTGACCGCCGCGAATCGTATATTCCTGGCA